ACAGTAGGTATGTGGTGGTGTACTGCCCCCATCTAAAGATTATATCATCGTTTAAACCAGGAAGGAAGACCTAAATGAGGACGAGCATCAAACATATTATCCTTTGCTCCTGGGGTCTTACGATTGTTATAATGCAGAAAAACCTGTATACATTCTTTGCCTTTGAATTTTTCTCTCCAATGCTCTAGCTCACAGCCGGAATAAACTAGCATATCTCCTTGTTTAAGATCTACTTTAATTCCTTTTTTACCAGTCTCTCCAGATGGCTCTAGATATATGGGCCAATCATCACCACCAAGATTCATGGTCGTAGATATCTCACAGGAGAATCTATCTTTGTGTCTTTTTAATTCATCGCCTTTTTTATATATTCTAGCATATGTGTACGCAGGATATAGTTTTAATCCTGTAGCTTTTTCCATACTTGGTTGACATTTTAATAGTAAAGTTTCCATAGCCATATTAGCGTATTGAGAATAAGTGCCAGGAATCTGTTCATTAGCTCCTTCGTAGTGACCTATTATATTTTCAAATGGTGAAAAGTATTTGGCTTGACGACAGGTATCATAAACCTGTTTTTGCATTCTAAAATAATTTGCAATGAAAACTGCCAGGTCTTCTGATATGGCTTTTCTAATTACTGTGTATTTATTTTTCTTAAACATCTTTAGCCATCGCTTTAGGAACAGCCTGTATGTTCCAATGTATGAATCTAAATGGTTCAATACCAAAATCTACTGCATACTCGTGTTCTAAATAACCTGGAAAAATAATTAATGTCCCTGGTTTTGGTCTGATATGAAATTGTTCATGACCAGGCCATACACCTTTTAAGTCTGGTTTCATTTTTAATTTTGTGGTTCTTGCACCAGTCTTTGGTTCATGAAATATTGGAAAAGATGTTTTTTCACTACATTTTAAAAAATAAAAACCTGATACGTGTTGATTCCAATGTATGTGTGCTGAATGATGACCACCACCTTTTTTAGCAAACTCTTGTACCCATAATTCAGAAAACATGGTTGTGTATTGTGACATGTCATAACCCTGATGATCTAGATACTCCCAGGATTTTTGACCTATATAATTTCTAAAATCTAAAAAATCATTGTCATTTGTAAGTGGTGTTGAGTGATATGATCTGCCAAAGTCACCGTGTTCTTTTATATATTTTTTTTCTCTTTTACGAGCATCAGCAATATATTTATTGCTTACTTTGTTTAACGATTTAATAAACTCTGGTTTTTCTTCGCTCCATATCACAGTTGAAAAATAACTATTTATAAACATTATCTAAAAGGCCTCCCTAAATGCCATACCACAAGACTATATCTTGTGCCTGATGTTACTGGTTTAACTCTATGCCACACAAAACTAGGAAATACAATAATAGATCCTTTCGGTAATATCTCTTTGCATTGTATTCTATGTTTCGATTCATCTCGCATATGTGGATCATAGTTTCTAAAATCAAACTCTAATTCACCACCTTGATATTCTGATCCATCTGTTAACTGACAGGTCATAGATAGTTTTCTAATCTTACCGTGCTCTGGTGTATTTGGCTTATCGTAAGGTTTTGGCCAACTATCTGAATGCCAATCGTAATATTGATTTAATTTATATTTTGTAAACTGACAAGATTCAGATCTGTCCCACTCAAAATTCCAACCTGCGTTCCTATTTGCCTCATGCACATACGGATGTAGTTCCTTATATATCCAGGTATCATTTAACCAAACTAAATCTGAATTTCTTTTTCTTTTTAAATCTAATACTTCTTGCTTGTTTAATTTTCTATCACCATAACCACCAGTTCTAGCTAATACCTCTTTTTGCTGCAATGCATATTGTATTACATCATCACAGAATCTAGGTGTCAGCACACCACTAAAATACCAATAGTAATTAAATATATTCATAAGTTATTGTCTTCACAAAATTTAAACTATCCTTTTGATTATTAGTTAAGTAATACATGCAATTTGATGGAAACATAATAAATTTATTGTTTTCCAAAGGTATGTCCCAAGATTTTCCTTTACGTCTATTATCTTCATAATATATTCTAACCATACAATTTTTAACTTTAACACCATATAATAATGTATAGTCAGGAGAGTTCCGCAAATCCACAGGATCTATATTTAATAAAGGAATAGTTGTTTCTGAGGGTTTATAGATATTACCCCACGTTTCTTTGTTAACTAGAGAAAGACTATACTCAACATTAATATGTTCTCGAATATATGTATTCAACATGTCCCAAGTTCTTGAAAATGGAAAAGATGAATTTGTAACGGTTGATTTTAAAATGTCTTTTTGTAATTTATCTCGGTCAATGTCCCAATCTTTGGGCATCTCTACATTACCGTAATATAATGCTATCTCAGATAATACTTTCTTTTGCATACCACATACCTTTTTAAATTATGCCATTCGGTCTGTCAAGTCCCAAGATTGGTCTGATTCATTCCAAGCATAATACCATTCGTGAGTACCAGCGTCTACTTGTGCTTGTTGTTCTGCTGTTAATGCAGGAGGATCACCTATTGGTGATTTCCAAGATGCAGTTGCAGTATCTTTTACCCAAGATGCATAAGGTTTTTTTGGCCAAAAGATATTATTATCTTCGTCCCACTCATAACCTATACCTGCATAGTTTCCTCTAAATGCTTTTGAGTCATCACCTGACTTATGTTTATTTTGTGATGTGTTGTATGAAGTTTGAATCCACATCTGTGCAGGCCAATTATTGTGTAATTCTAAATATTGTTGACCTACTACTTCATCTTCAACACCATCAGCATTTAACATATCACCATTATTCAAAGTTAATACTTGAATAACTTTTCCGTTAGCTCCTAGTTTTGCAAAATGTGCCATAATGTTTCTCCTTATATATTAATTTTAATTATCATTCAACTATTGAAATTTATATCTTATTATTACAATTCCTGATCCTCCAGCTGCACCTTCTCTACCACCTGTTGCTGGATTTTGTCCTCCGCCACCACCACCGCCACCAGTGTTGTCTGCTCCTGCTGTTGCAATTGCTGCACCACAAGATGCTGCTGAATTTCTTGTTCCATTTCCACCGCCTTGTGTTCCAAATGCTTGACCTGGACCATAGCCACCACCACCGCCACCTCCAGAATATCCTACGGGACTACCATTAATTTCTGATGTTGCACCTGTACCACCATCACCTGAATCACCTGTGCTTCCATTGCCTCCTGCACCAGTTGCTCCTCCACCACCGCCTGAACCATAAGCTGGACCACCAAAACCTCCTGCACCACCAGGTTCACCTTGAGGTGGACTTACTGGGGGAGTGTTTCCTGCTGCACCTGGACCAGGATTAGACTCACCACCTCTACCACCACCAGAGCCACCTGTTGTTCCATTTACTTTATCATTTCCACCACCTCCGCCACCTGCTGAAGTTATTGTACTAAATGTTGAAACGCCACCTGAATTACCTGGTGAAGCTGTTGGGTGTGGTCCAGATATAGCACCTCCTGCACCAACTGTTATTGGAAAAGCTGTTGCTGTAACTGTGATTGGTCCTGCTCCTTCTAATGGACTCGCTGTGTATGGTGTTACTGGAGATTTATCTTCTCTAAATCCTCCTGCACCTCCACCACCACCTGTTGCTGAACCTACTGGACCTACATTTGGACCACCTGCACCACCTCCTGCCACAACCATATATGAAACTTGGTTATTAGCCGCACAAGGGTGAACTTGAGAAACTGTAAAAGTACCTGGACCTGTAAAGGTGTGAACTTTACAATTTCCAACAGTTGTAATTGTTCCTCCAGTTGCAGCTATAAACTCACTACCTCTTATGTTAGAGGTTGAATCAACTACATTTATCCATCCTTGAGTATCATCTATATAAACAAAATACGCTGCTTGACCTTCTGTAACTAATGTTACATCCGCATTTACTCCACCAATTTTTTGTGAACCATTTGGACTAATTGTTAAATTACCTGTTTGAAAAGTTCCTGCATAATCTGCAACTGCAAAAGAACTTCCTGCTGTTCCGGCAGGTAAGTTTGCTGTAAAACCACCAGATGTTGTATTACAAAAAAATCCTTCTCCAGCTGTCACTGTAAACGTAGATGTTTTAACTGTTGTATTCCAAGACACTTCACCTGTAGAACCAAAACCTGATGCGGTCCCTTGGTTTGTAATTGATACACCACTAGGAATGGTGAATGTATCTCCACTATCCCCTAATGTAGTTGTACCACACGCTGTTCTTGGACTAATTTTATTTACTTTTATTTCACTCATAATTTTTTACTTTTTATAATATTTATCTTTTTAAATAAACTTGGTAATATTTTTGTAAAGTTAATGTTAAAAGATATTATAATTTTTTCTATATTTTCTTTTTGTTCAGTTGCTCTGTGTATTACATAACTTGGAAATATTACAATATCTCCTTCTTTAGCTTCTATTTCAATTTTTTTGTTTTGAGAAAAAGGGTCTATTAGTTCTGTTTTTGCACATTTATTAGAAAATTGTACATAATAAACTCCAGTATAATTTTCTGCGTGTGTATGCCATCCGTGTTTTCCATTTTGATTATATTGTTGAAACCAAATATTAGTTACATCAACTTTTTCATAACCTAATTTTTTAGCATAATTTTCAAAATGATTTTGTAAAGATGGTAATATATGTTTAACCCATTTCCTATTTTTATCTTTAGATTGTGACCAATCTAAACGATGTATTAAATCACTATAATAATCTTGTTGTTCATTTAAATAATCAGCTTTAGTTTCTTTAATTAATGATACCAAAGTATTTTTTAATTTTTCGTGATCTTTAAAAGAATCCAACAAACAAGGTGTATTTAATTTAAATTTTTTCATAATTAACCGCTTTTATACCTTATTATTACTATACCTGATCCTCCGTTTCCACCAGCGCCTGGAGCGTTTTGAGTTCCTCCACCACCACCACCAGTGTTTTCTGCTGCATTACAAGCACTAGCTGGTTGTGGTACTCCACCTTTACCATTTCCGCCACCGCCTGCACCACCAGCTCCACCTGGTGTACTATTAGAAGGTTGAGATCTTGCGCCACCTCCGCCGCCACCTGCAAAAAATCTTCCTGCTGATGGACCCGGTGTTCCTACACAAGTGCTTGGGTTAATTCCAGTTCCTACTCCAACACCTCCGGTATTACTCGCTGGTGAACAGTCAGCTGCTCCATTGCCTCCCGCAGCTCCAGCTCCACCACCGCCACCAGAACTTCCTGCACTTGGTCCAGATGTTCCACCAGGATTACCTTGAGAAGGAGTTACAGAAGGTGTATTTCCTGCTCCACCTGCATTACCACCTCTATATCCGCCACCGCCAGAACCACCTGCTATACCGGTTCCAGTACTGGCACCTGCGCCACCACCACCTCCAGCAGATGAGATTGTTGAAAAACTTGAAGTACCCCCTGCATCACCTGGAACTTGAGGTGTAGGAGGATATGATTTTCCTGCACCGCCTCCTCCAACTGTTATTGGAAAAGTCGCTGCTGTTACTGTAATTCTGTTTGTTGGGGTTCCGTGTCCACATAAAGGACTAGCTGTATATGGTGTTACTGGAGATTTTGTTTCCCTAAAACCACCTGCTCCGCCTCCACCACCAACGTCACAACTACCACCTCCACCGCCAGCGACAACGATGTATGATACTAAATTATTTGCTGCGCAGCCAGCGATACTATTTACTGTAAAATTCCCTGGGCCTTTAAAAGTTGCAATTTTACAAGTTCCACAAGTTACTAAAGTATTACAAGATCCACTAACTGATGCACATATAAATGATTCACCAGCAAAAGTTGATGCATCATCTTGTGTTGCTACCCATCCTTGAGTTGCATCTACATAAACTAAAACAATAGAAGCACCTGCAGTTGATATAACTACATCTTCATCAGTTCCTCCATTAATAGGAGATCCACCTCTACCAATTGTTAAATTAGCTGATGCAAAATTTCCGTTATAATCTTTTACAGCAACAATATTTCCAGCGCTTGGTGACGATGGTAATGTCATTGTCACTGCTCCTGAAGCGGCAGTGTCTACAAAATAACCCTCACCATTAGCTGCTGTAAAAGCAGTTGTTTTTTTAGTTGTCTGCCAATCAACAGTTCCTGTTCTACCGAAACCTGTTTGTGTTGCACCTGATGCTAAAGCAACACTTTGACCACTTGAACCAAGTGTAATTGTAGATCCACATTTTTTAATTATGTTTGATCCATCTGAAACTTTTTGTATGTTGTCTACTTTAATTGTGCTAGTCATTATTGAAATCTATACCTTATTACTACAATACCAGATCCACCACCTCCACCTTTAGAAGCAGGACCAGCACCACCGTTTCCACCGCCACCGCCTCCACCACTACCAGTGTTAATTGTTCCAGCTCCTCCTGTACTTGGGTTTGATTTTGTTCCGTTTCCACCACCGCCAGCTCCACCTGTTCCAATAACTCCGCCAGGAGCTGTGGCTGCACCACCTCCTCCACCTGCTCTTGTAACAGGTGATCCAGTTATTGAAGTCGTTGCGCCATCTCCACCAGGTCCACCTGTGCCTCCGGGATTAGGAGAAGTACTTCCATCTGAACCAGCTTGTGTTGCTCCACCTCCACCGCCAGCACCTTCATTAGTAGATCCAGTTCTTCCTACACCATTACCACCATCTTTTCCTTGTGCTGGAGTTGTAGAAGGAACATTTCCTGAACCACCTGCAAAAGGATTACCACTACCATCACCGTGACCACCACCTCCTGATCCACCAGGAGTACCTGCTTGAGGTGCATCTTGTCCGCCACCTCTTCCGCCACCTGTTGATGTTATTGATGAAAAAGTTGAGGGATTTCCAGTTGTTGCTGGAACACCAGATGCAGTTTGACCATTACCTCCACCACCGACTGTAATTGGAAAACTTGTTGCTGTAACTGGTAGATCAAATCCTGCTCCTGTTGTTGCGTTTAAAGGACTAGCTGTATAAGAATCTGTTGTTGCTTTTGATTCTCTAAAACCACCAGCTCCTCCACCGCCACCTTCTTCAGCGCCACCACCACCGCCACCAGCTATTACCATATAAGAAACTGTGTTTGAACCTGATGCATTTCCTGCACAAGAAACAGCAAATGTGCCAGGTCCTGTAAATGTATGAACTTTGAAATTTGTGCAAACTGTAGTTACTGTTCCACCCGTGGCTGTTACAAACGCTGGAACTTGACCAACTGTTGAAAATGTATTGTCTTGTACAGATCGCCAACCAATCGTAGAATCTATATAAACTAAAGTAAGTCCCTGACCCTCAGTGCTTAAAGTAAGAGGAGCTCCTGCGTCACCACCATTAATTTTTTCTGAACCATTTGGATCAACTGTTAAACTATTATCGTCAAAAGTATTTCTATAATCTTGTAAAGAAACAATAGCACCTGCTGATCCAGCAGGTAAATCTAATTCAAAAGGGCCACCATTTGTATCACAAAAATATCCTTTTCCACTTTCTGCTGTGAAAGTTGATGTTTTAATATCTCCTGTTTGCCAATCTACTGTTCCTGTTCTACCAAATCCTGATTGACTAGCACCTGTCCCTAATACTACAGTATCACCAGATTCACCTAGTGTTAAAGTAGTTCCGCATTGTGGTGCAACTGTATTTACTTCTATTTTACTCATTATATTATTACCAATGTCCCTGTTACTGTTATTGTTTGTGTAAAGGTAACAGGACCTGCTAATACTGCAGACTCAATAATCATAGCTTTTTGATCTATGACTTGAGCATGAGTATATATATTTTCTGACCCAGGTTTATTACCTATATATATTGTATCATATAAACTATCCATTTATCCTCCTATGCACTAATTGAATCAACGACG